CTTTTAATTGATTATTTAGTTGTTGCTGGTGGCGGTAGTGGTGGACTTGAACAAGGTTCAGGTGGCGGCGCAGGTGGACTTCGATCAACTGTAACTGCAACTGGTGGCGGCGGGGCGCTTGAAACCGCTTTTGCTGGCATTTTAGCAACCAATTACACAATTACAATTGGTGCAGGTGGCGCTGCCGTTACTGGCAGCACAACCACAAACGGTAATCAAGGTTCAAATTCTTCAATTTCAGGTTCAGGATTAACCACTATCACTTCAATTGGTGGCGGTGCTGGAGCTACTTTTGCAAACAATGGTGGCAATGGTGGTTCAGGTGGTGGTGGTGGTGGTTGGGGTGGCACAACAACTACTGGTGGAACTGGAACAAGCAATCAAGGTTTTGCTGGTGGTAACTCTGCAAGCACTGGTGGGTTCAACAACAGACCAACTGGCGGCGGCGGTGGTGCTGGCGCAGTAGGAAATGTTGGCAATGGTGCAACCTCTACATCAGGTGCAGGTGGTGCTGGAGTATCTGTTGCAATTTCAGGTTCATCTGTAACTTACGCAGGTGGTGGTGGTGGTGGTATTGCCGCTGCTGGAACCGCAGGTGGAGCAGGTGGAGCAGGTGGCGGTGGTCGTGGAAGCAATCCATCAGAATCCTCTGGCGTAAATGGCACTGCAAATACTGGTGGCGGTGGCGGTGGTCAAGGCAATCAAGGCGGCACAACAGGCGCAGGTGGTTCAGGTATCGTAATCCTTCGTTGGCCAACGGCTGCTGGCACAATTACAATCGGTGCTGGTTTAACTGGCACAACAACAACATCAGGCGGAAATACAATTGCCACAATTACTGCTGGCACTGGCAACATATCTTGGGCATAGGGAGAAAAATGGCACATTACGCGTTCTTGAATGAAAACAACATTGTCACTGAAGTTATTGTTGGCATTGATGAAACTGAACTTATTGAAGGTTTAGATACCGAAACTTGGTATGGAAACTTTCGCGGTCAAAGCTGCAAGCGCACTTCCTACAACGGAAACATTCGCAAGAATTACGCAGGAATTGGTTACACATATGATGAAGCCCGCGATGCTTTTATTGCACCCAAGCCTTTTGAGTCTTGGTTACTCAATGAAGAAACTTGCCATTGGGAAGCACCTACACCATATCCAACAGATGATTTAATGTATGAGTGGGTTGAGGATGATCTGAATTGGCAAGCAATAACTTTTAACTAAGCAATAGATTCGGGGGAATCAATGCGTTTTCATATTGTGGCACTGCCACATACACAGGTAACAAAAAAGTTCGCAGGATGCGCTTTTACTGAAAAGGTGCGCCGCTTTTGTATAATGATGCACGACTTAGGCCACGAAGTTTATCTTTATGCGGGCGATGAAGTCGAGGCACCTGTTACTGAACTCATTACCTGCGTATCAAAGAAGCAACAAGAGGCAGCACTTCACGGTGTAGCTCATTACACCCAGTTCCCGTTTAACGGATGGCTTTGGGATAAGTTCAATGCAAAGGCCATTGCTGAAATTGCAGATCGCATTGAAAAAGAAGATTTCATCTGCCTTATCGGTGGCAGCGCACAAAAGCCAATTGCCGATGCCTTTCCTGCCCATATGTCGGTGGAATTTGGCGTTGGCTACGGCGGTGTGTTTGCCAAGTATCGAGTCTTTGAGTCTTATGCCTGGATGCACTCAATTTATGCAGGGTGGAAAAACCCAACAACGGCAGATGGCCAGTTTTATGATGCCGTAATCCCAGGATATTTAGAACCTGATATGTTCCCATTGGGAGACGGGCAGGGTGACTATTACCTGTTCATTGGTCGCTTAATTGATCGCAAGGGTTACAGAATCGCACAAGAAGTATGTGAGCGACTAGGCAAGCGGCTTATCTTGGCAGGGCCAGGTGAGCAAAGCGGGTATGGCGAGTTTGTAGGCAGTGTAGGGCCTGAAGAACGCGCAAAGCTAATGGGCGGTGCCATTGCCACCTTTGCACCAACCCTTTATGTAGAACCTTTTGGCAATGTGGTTATCGAATCACAGGCTTGTGGCACGCCAACAATCACAACTGATTGGGGCGCATTTACAGAGAACAACCCTGATGGCGTTTCAGGCTTTAGGTGCCGCACTTTGGCTGAATTTATGCAGGCAGCCGAAGGGGTCAAATACCTAGATCGCGCCAAAATCCGCAATCGTGCCGTTTCGCTCTACAACCTTGATACTATCGGCCTTCAATACGAGGCTTATTTTCAGCGATTATTGACCCTTTGGGGCGATGGCTGGTATGAAATGGGGGATGCAAATGGATAGAGGCGAAGTTTTAGATGAAGCCAAACGCCTTACTTACGGTGATCGCAATGTTTCCTACGATGAACCACGCATTAACCATAAGCGCATTGGCGTTTTATTAGGAATTGTTTTAGAACGATATGTTGAAACTGCCCAACCTGGTGATGCCGTGCCACCTGAAGTTGCAGCTTTATGTATGGCAGCAATGAAACTTGCTCGCCTTTCTGCAAAGCCAAATCACTTAGATTCAGCAATAGATTTGGCGGCTTATGCTGCAATTTGTGCTGAACTTGCATCACATATAGATTAACTCTTAGGCGCGAAATCGCCCCCATAACGAAACCGCCACCTGCAGCCGTTCCTGCAAGTGGCGGTTTCGTGTTTTTAATTTAATCTTTCAGGTATTCCTTTAAGTAAAAAATAACAATCTTGGTAACAGTAAAACCATTGGCGTTTGCTTTCTTTTTTACCGCCCGCCAAAGTTCTTCATCAATTCGAATTGATCTAAGTGGTGTCATATTGAAGTCCATCCGCTCGGTATGTAATCAGGGTTATCTGCAACCCATTGTTTGTGGGCTTGTGCAATTACTGTGTTATTGGGGTCGTGGGTTGGTTTGCCACAATCAGGGCAAATTTCCAACCCAATGTGTTGGTAAATATGTTTGCAGATCACAACACCACGCACTCACTCATTGAACCCCAGCACCAGCCAAGAAACTCAGCGTTGGGTGCATCAATGCCAACCCACCAAAGGTTGCTGGCAACTTGCCAAATGACGATTAGGCCAACTGCAATTGCAACTGCTCGTACGCGCTTGCCACGCTTTGTAAGCATCTTAACGCTCCAATTCTTCAATGTGAGCAATAGTCAGGGCAGAGTTCACAATTGCCCTACGAAGTGATTGCTTCATCTCATCAAAATCGCTTGATTCGCTTGCTTCATTGAGATCACGACTGATTTGGTACATAGTGTCAGCAATATCAATTACCAAAGATTTCATAGCACCCATTTTAGTTATTCTCCAAATTCGCTAGGTATGCCTCAAAACAAGGCAGGCATAGGTTGACTTTCATAACTGATTCAAATGTTTCTTTGCAGGCGGTGCAGGTGCAGGTGTAATTGGTGCTAAACATTATGCACCTGCCTTTACTGATAATTGCCAACGATTATTGCAAGTTTGGCAAATCTGAATATCTTTACCTTGAACTGAAACTATAAATTTGCTAATGCGCTTTGCGCAGAATCCGCACTTCATTATGCACCGCTTCTTGGTTGTAAATCAAACATAAAACTTTCATTGCGCTCATAGCCTATTTCTTTTTGTTCTTTACACTCAGCGCACCAGCAAAGGCACTCAGGAAGTTTTGAATCAGAACTGATGCAGATTGGGTGAATGTTAGTAATACACTTTTTTCTAGTCATTATTAGTTACCTGCCTTTGCGTAATCTTCCCAGTTCATTGAAAGTTCATATGTGTAGTTGTGTGCAATTCTTTTGTGATCTTCCATTAAATCTGCAACATAAGTGCGAACACCGCCACCAGTTTTTGTTTCATAGCCGCAAGAACATTCTGCATCGTAACCCCAAGTGCCACGCATTGATGATGTGCGAGGCATCTTTTCTCCTGCTGACCAAACAAACCACTTAACTGTTACTTTTGTATCTGTTGCTACTAGCTTCATTTTGCTATCCGTTCTGTAGGGGCCGTTCCCCAATAAGTAAAAGATAGCACCTGTATATACAGATGGGCAAGATTTGGGTCAAATTTTGGTAACAATTTGATAACGACTTTTGGGCGTGTTAGGGTCGGCTCTAGGCGTGGGAACCCGAAGAAATTGGGGAATTGCTAGGGTTTCCACGCCTTTCCACGCCTTGCCCTACACTTAGGGCTATGACCACGCTAATAGCCTTTCAGGGGCCTGATTTTGCCATTCTAGGGGCAGACTCTCAGGTTACAGATGGGGATAAGCGCATCATTTCACCCAGCACGCCCAAGATCGTAAAGCTGAAGAAGTATTTGCTGGCA